CCCTACTTTCTTGACAGTTCTGATAACTTTTCTAAAGTTTCTTTTGTTTTTACGTCTTTGTTCTTGTCTTACCATCTTGAAAATAAACTTGTTACCAATGTTTGTAATCCAGATTGGATATCTGGAGGGTATCTAAAGTGAGAACTCTTCCTCACAAAAAGCCTTTTCACATAGAAAGTCTTCATCTACTTCTGACCTTTCAATAAGACTTTCTCCTTTATAATCGACCGCGACTATTTTTGCTATCAATATTCTCAATTCTTCGTTGGGAGTTTTCCCTAATTCAAAGCTAACTACGTAATCGATCAATTGTTGCAATTCGGCTGCTGATGTGTTGTATCTTTGATACAATGGACTCCAGTCGACTTCATTTAAAGGAACTTGATGACATGCTTCAGCATAATTCAATATAGCATAATCATCGTGATGGCTTAAATACCTATCATTGACGGCAAATTTGCAGAATTTATCGTATATAGCTTTAGACAAAGGATTCATCTGTGTGGATGCATATCCGCTAGCTACATCGGAAAGGAATTGATGTATAAAATCGGTGTATTGTCCGTTTGGTTTTAATTTACCATATATATCTTTCAAATTTCCTTTCTTGCAAACGCCAAATTTCATATTAATACCTAGAAGATTAGTGAATACATATTGATTTTCTTCACTTGTGGAACAAACAATTTTCTTCAAAAAAGTTGATCCTACTACGTTGCTAGTGGTTTGTAATTTAATTAAGAAACCAAAATCTAAAAAACGTTCTTCTATACAATGGGTATTAGCCGCACGCATTGAAATTAATACATTAAACCATGTCATCATGGTCGTCAATGTGTTAAATAAAGTAGTTACACTAATGCCCGATGGAAGAATGGGCTGGTCAAACTTTATTTTTATTTTTTTCACATGCCCAATTTACTACATTAATGGGTTCCTCAATACAACTTGTTAAAGTTTTAATTATAAAAGGATCCATATGGCTTCGTTCCAAGAATTCGAAGCATCTATTTAAAGACATATAATGTACATGATCATGGGCGCGTAAGTAAGCCTGGCTTTGATCATATTGGGTAAAATCTCCTTCCATCATAGTTACTTTGCCGTTTTTCTGAACATACACCCATGAGTCATCTCCTAAACACACTATTGTAACGTGGTCACCTGGAGGTTTCTTGTTTAAAATATCATTCAAGAAGGATGTGTTAGAACCTGGAGCATAAACAAAGTAAGTTGGCAATGGTTCATTGTGCCAATTGTATTTGATACTATAAGGTTTATAGTATGGGTCTTTGTCTGGACCCGTGAGTGTTTGTTTGATTCTATTCGATAAGCGTTCAATACACTCTCCTGTTAACGCCGCAGGTTCTGACCCTACATTGATAATACCTCTAGCTTTCATTTTGAATAACAATTCATCTAATTTAACTTGAAAAGTCTTTTCAATACGCACTTTATCACTAC